GTTGAGAGTAAGCACTCCATTTAACGCGAAGGTCCCGAAAGACATCCAGGAAAATATGGCCTGGCGGTCCAGGGTCTACAAGCGGGTCATGGACGACCCGGATTTCGCGAGTGTGATTGTCGAGGCGTGTAAGAAGGACCCGCTGTTCTTCATCAATGGCTTTGCGTACACCTACGACCCGCGCCGCCGGCCGTTCTCTAAGATCCCTCTCATTCTCTATCCTTTCCAGGAGGACGCGATACTCAAACTGATTCGTGCGATCAATAGTCACGACATGCTTATCGAGAAGACTCGCGACATGGGCGCGTCGTGGATGTGTATCGCCGCAGTCATGCACTGCTGGATGTTTAGGAAGGACCTGTCATTCTTGCTTGGATCTCGCGTTGAGAATTACGTTGACGATCCGGGCAATCCGAAGGCGATGTTCTGGAAGGTTGACTACCTGCTGCAAAATTTGCCTGCGTGGCTACAGCCGAACGGGTATGACAGAAAACAGCACCGGCGCAAGCTGCACATTGAGAACCCGGAGACCGGGTCAGTCATTGACGGCGAAAGCACGAACGAGAACTTCGCCAGAGGAGACCGCCGGACGGCGATTATACTGGACGAGTTCGCGGCCGTAGAGCGTGGGGAGATGATCCTGAATGCGACGCGCGACGCGACTAACTGCCGGATCTTTAATTCGACGCCGCAGGGAATCAATAACGCCTTCTATGACAAGGCACAGAGCAACATCGAAAAGCTTAGCCTTCATTGGTCCATTCACCCAATAAAGGCGATCGGTCTCTACACTACCGACGAACAAGGTAAGCTGAAGGTCCTCGACGAAGGCGGATACCCAGACGGCTATATCCCCATCCTCGACGGCAAGCTGCGAAGCCCTTGGTACGATAATGAATGCGAGCGAGGCACCCCGCAGGAAATCGCGCAGGAACTCGACATTGATTACCTCGGATCAGGGTTCCAGTTTTTCAATGCGGACCTAGTGCGTGAGAGGATACGGGAGCACGCTCGCCCGCCAATGCTTGTTGGGGATCTTGAATATGACGACGAGACAGGCGAACCTATCGGGTTTAGGGAGAATCCGGAGGGCAACCTGAAGCTGTGGTGTCTGCTGGACGGCGCAGGCAAGCCGCCGCTGGATCATAAATACTCAGCCGGCGCCGATGTCTCCGCCGGAACCGGCGCCTCAAATTCGGCGCTGTGCGGTTGGGATCGCAGCACACTGGCCAAAACTTGGGAGTACGCGAACCCGTTTATTAGGCCCGAAGCGTTTGCTAAGCAGTCGTATGCGATCCTCAAGTTCTTCGGGGGCGCTTTCATTGTTTGGGAAAGCGGCGGCCCAGGCAGGCAGTTCGGGAGCAGACTCATGGACCTCGGGTACGCGAACGTGTACCTGCGAACGCGTGAGGAAGCGATATCGAAAAAGGTGTCGGATGTCCCGGGCGTCGCGATGACGAAGGAGGTGAAGGCGCAGATATTGGGCGCCTATCGTACTGGAATCGAGAAAGGCGCTGCCATCAACAGGTCGAAAGTGGCGCTCGAAGAAACGCTGGAGTATATCTTCGGTGCGAACGACAGTGTCGTTCATTCTAGGGCGTCGTCCAAGTCCGATCCGTCTGGGGCGAAGTCGAACCACGGTGACCGCGCGATGGCCGACGCCCTTGCGTGGAAGGGTGTGTTCGAGAGGATTGTGCGGCCGAGGACAGAATCGGCCGAGCCGAAGGTCCCAGTTGGCTGCCTGAAGTGGCGTCAACAAATGCGCGAAAAAGACAAGCAACCGAAACACAGAGAGTTGGATTCGTCCTGGCAATCGTAACACAAAGGAACGCAGCATGATCGGTATGTCCGATAAAAAGATTGAGAAGTTGAATAATTCGGTGAAGTGGTCTATCCGGCAACTTGAGTTCCCTCGCCAGAAAAGAGTCAGCGCCATTAAACAGTATTGCGGGTCTCACTATGCCAGCGGGACTGACGGCAAGCGGGTTCCAGTGAACTTCCTGAAGATGGCCGTTGATATCTACGCGAGGATACTTGCTCCACGTTCCCCGCAGGCGATGATGTCGACAAAGGTTCAAGAGTTGAAGGCGACGGCCATCAACCTCGAATACGCAGTCAACGAAGTTCCAGAAGAGATCAATCTGTCCTCTACGCTGCGAAGGTACATTGTCGAGGCGCTGTTTTCGATGGGCATCTTGAAAGTCGGGCTCCACACGGTAGGCGGGCACCTCGGCCATCCGTATGGAACTACGTTCGTTGACAATGTTACGATGGACGACTACTTTCTTGATATGTCCGCCAAGCACATTGAACAAATCCAGTACGAAGGGAATGATTACTGGATGGACTACGAGGATCTAATGGACTCGGATTGGGTCGATAAGGCTGCCAGAAACACCATCAAGCCAACTGAGCCGACCCCCGTTGGGCCGAATGGCGAAGTTCGGGCGGACGGGATTGCAACCGGAGAAACCGCGGAAGTGTTTAGGGACAGAATTTGGCTTCGGGACGTGTGGCTTCCAAACGAGAAACGGCTCGTTACGTACACTGTCGAAGACTCGAAGGCGCTGAACGTCGTCGATTGGGATGGCCCAGAACCAGGCCCGTATCCAAAGCTCGGGTTCTCGGATGTTCCCGGCAACCTTCTCCCACTCGCTCCGGTTCAGATATGGCGAGATCTGCACGAACTCGGAAACGCCCTATTCCGAAAGCTGGCCAACCAGGGCGATAGCGAGAAATCCGTACTCGGCTTCCCGGGAGGAAACGACGACAGTGTCGAGGACTTTAAGGGCGCGAGCGACGGGGACGGGATCGTCTACAAGGGCGGCGAGCCGAAGGAACTCAGGGCAGGTGGCGTGAACAGAAACACACTTGCTTTCTATCTCCAGACCAAAGATCTTTCATCGTACTTTGCTGGCAATCTGGACGGCCTCGGTGGGCTTTCCGCTATGTCCGAGACTGTTGGCCAGGACAAGCTTATGAGTGAGGCGGCTAGCGCTCAGCTTCGCGACATGAGCGCCAGGTCCGTGGAGTCATTCAAGGAGGTCATGTACGCGATTGCCCATTACGAGTGGCATGACCCGATCAAAGAGAGGATGCTTGAGAAGAAAATTCCGAAGACCGATATCGTGGTTCCGACGAAGTTCGGCCCAGGCGACAAGTACGGCGAGTTCGATCTCTACGATCTGAAGATCAACGTGTATTCGTTGCAGGACGAATCTCCATCGGTTATGCTTCAGAAGATTGGGGCAATAGTTGGCCAGTACATTCTTCCGCTTGCTCCGTTGATCGAGGCGGCCGGCGGTACGATCGACGTGCAGCGGTTGCTCGCTCTCGTGGCGAAGTATTCTGGCATCGACGAGATCAGCGAGATTGTCCAGTTCATGGACCCACAGCCCGGCGCGCAGCAGCCCGCTCAGGCGCAGTCGTCCCCCGCCGCTCCCGCGGAGAGGTCTAGTCAGGGTGGGGGTATGTCGAGAGAGGGGGCGTCGGCTGTGATTCAGCAGCAATTGCTATCAGGCCAGGGTGACGGGCGCTCCTGAGGTTCGTAGCCCGAAGTATTTTTCTGTCGCTGGGGTCGTTCTTGGTATAATATATGCTGAGAGGCTGCTAGAATTAGCCAGGCCGAAAGGACAAGAAAATTCCGATCTACTGTTTCACGAACGACGAAGGGGATACGGTCGAGGAGCTTTTCCCGATGGGAGAAGCTCCCGACCATATTGCGAAGAAGTCCGACGGAACCGATGTCAAGCTTGGATTGTATGAGGTGATCCCGGCGGACGTGACGGTGTTCGATCGCGACTTTGTTGCCGAGCGAGTCGGCGGGCAGCGGCCGGGGAATGCCGGCTGGCCAATCGAGTGCGTTTCGTCCGGAGTGAATGCCGAGCAGGCCCCCGAGCTTCGCAAGTTCTTTAAGGATCGCAACTTCAATTGCGAAGTCACTTGCAATGGAGATCCGGTCTACACAAGCCCCACTCACCGGCGCAAGGCGCTGAAGCTTCGTGGTTTCCGCGATAACGCAGGATTCTGTTAAACACCAACCGAAGAGAGAACCATGTCCGTAACCGAAGAATTAGAAGCGGATCTCAATTCCGCAATTGAAGAGACTGTCGCCGCGGACGAGTCCGCAGCAGCGAACGAAGGAGGGAACAATGAGGGAGAGCGGAAGGTGGATGGCGAAGGGCCAGTGGGCGACGGTGGCGGGGAGTCTTCGCATGCAGGCGAAGAGAATATCGAACATGGCGAAATGGGCGGAGATAATGATGGGGGCGAGGAAGCTGGAGGCGAAGGCGGAGAGGCTGAGGGCGGCACTAAAATGTCCGCCGAAAAACATGAGGTAGTTCTCAGCGATTCCGTTGTTGCCGCCGCAGTGAATGCCGGTATCCCGGCGTCCGTCGCGCTTGGCATGGAGTCTGACGCGCAGTTGATGGGCTTGGTCGATTCAGTGCGGGAGACGCTGATTCCGAAGGAAGAGAAAAAGGAAGAGGTGGATTTGTTCGCCGATCTTCCGGAGCTTGATCCGGAAACTTACGGAGAGGCGGCAATCGAGACGCTCCAAAAGCTAACGGGGATTATCAAGAAACAGCAGGAACAACTCGACGGGCTTCGCGATTCGCATGGCGAGTTGCTTAGTGCCGCCGATCGAGCGGAGCAGGGCGTGCAGAACGGCGCGGCCCGCGAGATCGAGGGTTGGTTCGATAGTAAAATAGGTGAACTCGGCGATGACTACGCCGAAGCCCTTGGCGCTGGTGGTTACGGCGACCAGGCCGAAGGAAGTTCGCAGTTCGCGAAGCGTGATGCAATTGCGCAAAACATGGCCGTTATGCTCGCGGGGTACAAGGCGTCCGGAATTGACGCACCGCCTCGGGACGAGGTTTTTCAGTCGGCAGTGAAATTCGTTCTTGGAGACGATATAGCTCGGATCAACGAAGGCAACCTGTCTGAAAAGCTCAGCAAGCGTAGCAAGCAGCACATTAGTCGTGCTGGCGGACAACAAACAAAAATCCAAAACAGCGCAGAGGACGAGACGGCAAGGCTGCTTGACGAGAAGTTCTTCGGGAAGTAGGCGCCGTTTCTCAACTGAGCGAAACGGAGAAGGCAAGACATGACGATTCAATATGCTAATATCGACGACGCGGTCCTATTAACCCAGGAGCAACTCGTTCAGCGTGGTGCGTTCCTCGACTTGCAGACCGACCTGACCGACCACGTCGCAGTTCGCGAAATGTGGAAGGGCCGCAAGAAGACTTTCACCGGCGGTAACGACTGGGAATTCCAGGCGCAGGTCGACCACAACCATAGCGCGCGTACCGTTGGCCTGTTCGAGACCGATGGTTCCGCACTGACCGACACGATGATTACGATGCAGGTGCAGCCGCGGCACATCAACGCGCACTACATCTACGATCAACGCGAGCCGGCCTTCCAGCGCGGTGGCGTTGCGATCGTCGACCTTATCAAGACTCGGTATACCGGGATGATGGTCTCGTTGTACGAGTTGATGGAAGCGATCCTCTGGTCGAAGCCCGACACCTCGGCAGACGAGAAGACCCCGTTTGGGATCGAATACTGGATCACGAAGGTTGCCGAAGAGGGCTTTAAGGGCCTCGACCCCGTTGGCTTCGCCGCCGGCCGTGCTGGCAAGTCGTCCACCACATATCCTCGCTGGGCCAACTACGGCAACATCTACGAGGCGATCTCGAAGGAAGACCTCGTCCGCAAGATGCGCCGGGGCCACCGAAAGACGCAGTTCCGTTCGCCGGTTTCCCACGCCCAGCCGACAGTCGGCGGCATGAAGAACGGTATCTACACGAACGACATCGTGATCGGAATCATGGAAGAGTTGCTCGAAGACCAGAACATGAACCTGGGCAACGATCTGGCGAGCAAGGACGGACGCACGCTGTTTAAGGGTACTCCGGTCACTTACGCGCCGAAGCTTGACGACGATACCGAGAACCCCGTCTACATGCTGGACTGGAACTGGCTCGCCATCGGCATCCTGGCCGGGTGGGAGAATCAATTAACGAAACCCTATATGGTTCCCAACAAGCACCTCGTTCGACGCGTCGACTTGGACTGCACGATGCAGATGATTTGTACAAACTTACGGAAGCAATCAGTCTACCACGACGCAGCGTAGGTCCTGTTGACTGGCGGCGCGTAATTTTAACAAAACCAACAACGAAACTGAGGAAATACCATGACTTCATTTGCTGTCAATTCTCCGACCAAGCAGAACCGAACCTTCTCGGAGTGGGTCTGGTTTGAGTCCGCCACTGCCCTAAAAGAAGGCCAGGCGGTCTGCTACAACTGGGACTACGGAACCGCTACCGATTTCGATGCGCGGCGCTTCAATCACGTTGAGCCCCCGACGACTCTGAACGCCAACTATTTCGCTGGCGTTTCTTCTCGCAACTACGCGGCGAACTCCGGTGGCCAGTTCATCGAGATCTACCGTCCCGGCAGTGTATGCAACATCTACGTTGCGGTCAGCACCGTCAGGGGCACCGGCATCCTTACCTTCGACGTTACCGACGACTATCAGGGCCAGTTCCGCTACGCCGGCCTTGAGGGAGAGGGCTCCGCGCAGGTGATGCAGACGACCACCTACGTTGCCACTGCCCAGACGTGCATGGCGCTATTGCAGTCCGGCTTGCCGTCTGGTGGTGTCGAGGTTGTGGACATCGTGAACAACGGCGCCATTGGCACGTTGATGTTCGGCGGCACCACGCTGATTACCGGCGCGGACCTCCCTGGCGGTAATTGCACCTACACGCTCGCCGATGGCACGTTTACCGGCCAGCGGAAGAAGTTCAAGGTCATTACGACCGAGATCACGTCGAACGATCTCGTCGTTACCATTACGACCGGAATCGAGGTCTGGGGAAACGGAGCCCATAGCACGACCACTTGGGCCGGCGCTCAGACCACGCTGAACAAGTCGATGAC